CGGCGGCGTCGATCTCCTCGATGGCCTCGATTGGTAAATCGGCGGCGATGGCAGAGATGTGCATCGCGGTCTTCATCTCGTCGCCCTTGTGGGTGCCGCGTGCGACCTCGCCGACCTTGAGACGGCGGAACGATAGCTCCTTGATCTCGCGGCCCTCGAACTGGAACGGGTATTTGAGCGGAATGATGAGTGGCATGATGATGATCGGTTAGAGGCCGATAGCTTTGCGCTGCGCGGCGAGGCGGTCCACGCCGTTGATGATGCACTTCATGTTGCGAACATCGATGTCGTGCAGGGTCTCGCCGTCGAGCGAATAGGAATAGGCCACCAGCGGAACGCGGTAGGTGTTGGCGACGCGAGAGCCAGGGGAAACCGCTCCGCGCTCGATGCCGTGGATCTTGCCGAGCATCTTGATAACACCTGCACGGGTCGTGCCATCGAGGTCCACGATTGCGCCACGGAACGTGAGGCCAATGAACCCGGTCGAACGGAAGAGTTTCTCAATGGGCGCGTCCCACTTGGAAATCGTGAACGACGCTTCGAGTTTCTCCATGCCCATATCAATCTCGATAGGAGCATCCATTCCGCCCGCCCGGTAGTCCTCGCCGAGGATGGCAAGATTCGGTAGCGTGACCTCGTCGGCGTTGCCCGCGTATCCGCGACCATCGACGTAGAGATTGAAGTTTTTGAGCTGTTGAGCGGCTGCGTTCATGGTCGGTTAGTCGATGAGTTCGGAGAGGTAGTCGTTCGTGAGGATCGAACGGAAGGTGACGGTTTGCGCCGGGTAAGGAGGCGTGAACTCGAAGTTGAAATAGACCTTCCCGAGCGCGATCTGGTCGGGCGAGTTGAGGTCTGGATCAGGCCAGCACCGGCCACCGATGATCGCGCCGAGGTTCGTGAGGGTCGCGAGATATGCGTTCACGCCGTCGGAAACGTCTTCGAGGTAGGTCCGCGTGATGTTGCGGTCCACGGCCCAGAGGTGATTGAACAGGATCGAATCGTTGATGATGTCGGCGGTCCGGCGAACGCTGAGGAACTGCCACTTGGCGTCGATGGAACCGGTGAGGTTGCCCCACACGCGGAAGCCACCTTGACGGATGAATGTGGTGACCTTGCCCTCGTTGAGGACGTTCGCGAGGCTGGTCGAGTCGCCGAGCTGGAAGTCAACCGGAGCGTCGAGCGACGTGATGCCGAAAACCTCTTGATTGGATGGGCTCCACCAGAATCCCCGGTCGTTGTCGCTCTTCGCGGTGACGCCTGCATTGAACGGCGCGGGATCTTCTCCACCGTTGACCGACGGCCAGATTGCCATGATACGCTCGTTGGCATTGGAATCGACCCACGATGTGGCGTCGGTCTCGGACGGATAGTCAGCCACCGGAAGCCCAACCCATGCGATTGCTTTGAGCGAATCGCAGACGGATTTTACGTCTTCGATGGAGTCGGCCCCACCTTCAGCGACGACGATGCGCGGGA